TGATGCGCCTGGCCTCTCCCGCGCTTTCGGGCGGGGAGAGGCCTTTCCTTCCCCTTTTCCATTGAACGGAGGCCCCGATGCCTGATCCCTTTGCCGCGTCCGCCGACAGCGTCACGTCGCCCGCTGAAGATGCCGCAGCGCTTGTGCCGCATGACACCAATCCCGTTGTCACCACCCCCAAGGCGCTGTTCATCGGCACGGGCGGGCATATCGTGATGCGCGGTGTGAACGGCACGGCGGACGTCACCTTCCGCAATGTGCCTGCAGGGTCCGTGCTGCCCTTCCGCCCCGGCTTCGTCCGCGCAACGGGCACGACGGCGGCGGACATTGTGGCGCTCTACTGATGACGAGTCTGGGCTTTGACACCGGGCTGGCGCTCACCCAGCGCCCGTCGGGCGGCGCGGCCGGGCCCGTGGCGCCGGTCCCCGCCAATATGCGGTTCCTCATCTATGGGGACAGCCGCACGGCGGATGGCAAGACCACGGGCAATACGGCCAATGGCCTCATCCAAGGGACGCAGAACCTTGGCTATGCGCCCTGGCTTGAGCTCTTGTCGGCCTATAAGCTGCGCATTGCGCGCAACGCCAATTTCACTGTCCCCGCCTCGACCACCTATCAGGGCGCGGCCCTCCCCCGGCAGAACGCCAATGGGGTGGCGACGGCCGGCGATGCCTGGCGGTCGGACGGCGCAGTCAATTTCTCCGACAATAAGGGCGCTGACTTTGCCAATGCGCATGAGGCGGGGATTGGCATTCTGCTTTATGGCACCAATGACCAGATCGTGTCGGACGCAGGGTATCTGACCGCCTCGCGCACCAACATTCTGACGATCCTCAACACAGCACCTGCCAAGGTGTGGATCGTCTGCAACGAACTGCCCAAGGGCGTGAATGACAATGGCACGCTGGGCGGGCAGAGCGTCACGGCCAACTTCAAATCCTTTTCGGACTGGCTGCTGACGCTCGATTTCGCCTCAGGCCATGCCAATGCGCGGGCCAATGTGATCGCCGTCGATACATGGGGCGAGTTTGTCGATCCGGCGTCAGGCACGCTCTACCGCAACAAGCAGGGCTATCTGCGCGACGGCCTCCACTGCACGGGTTTCGGCGCAAAGCGGATTGCGGCCAAGATCGTCGAGCGGCTGTCGGCCATCTGGCCCAATTGGGCGGCGCTTCCCGCGCAAATCACTTTGCCGACGGCCAATGGGCTGGCGTCTTTGGGGGCCGCGCAGCCCTCCATCATGTCCAATTCGATCTTCACGCCGGGGACGGCGGGCAGCGTGCTCGGCACGTGGGGCGTGGCGCCGCTGCCAACGAGCATTCCGCAAGGCTGGACCGTCTTTGTCACCGGGTCGGGCGCGGGCATGTCGTGCATGGTTGAAAAGGGTGTGGAGACAGACCCGGGCGGCTTCCCGGTCTTCAAGCTGACGATCTCAGGCACGCTCGCCGCCAATGCGAACTGCACGATCCAAGTCTATCAGCTGGCGTCGCTGGCCAACCTGTTCGCCAATGGTTGGCTGACGATCAACGACAGGCTGCGCGGCGTCGCGCGGATGCGGGTGGAGGCAGGCGCTCAATATTTCAGCGGGGCCTCGCTCTCGCTCATCGTGCAAAGCCCGACGACGAACAAGTTTCTGACCGGCTTCACCGGGCGCGGCGGGTCTGTCATCAACATGTCGGCCCCTGCCTTCCTCGATTGTTATGACGGCAGCTGGCTGGAGTATTGCACCGAAGTTCTGGACTTTCAGGACCCCGGCAAGGTCGCGCTCGGCCAGAACATGGCGGCGCAAAGCGACATCAGCCAGATTCAGGTGCGCGCCGACCTTGATTTTCGCAACCTGACGGCTGCCGTGCAGAACGTCTCCGCCACCGTCCGCCTGTCGCGTGTCGGGGCGATGCGCGTCGCGGCCTGACCACCCACTCACCAACGGGGATTTGACCATGATTGAACCGAGCCCTATTCCGGGCGCGCTGCTGGTACCTGCGCGCGATGAGGCCAAGGCCTATCTGCGCATTGAGCATGCCGACGAAGATGCGCTGCTCGACCGGCTGATTGCCGATGCCACAGCACTTGCCGAAGCCTTTACCGCGCAGCTGCTGTTGCAGCGGGACGTGACGGAAATGCTGAGCGCAGGTTCCGGCTGGCAACGCCTGTCGAGCGCGCCGGTGCGCAGCATTACAGGCGTAGAAGGCGTACCGGCCGACGGCGCTGCCTTTCCGCTGCCGGTGGGGGATTATGGCATCGATATTGATGCCCATGCCCAAGGCTGGGTGCGCGTGATCCAGCCCGGATCGGCGGGGCGTGTGCGCGTGTCGCTGAGCGCGGGTCTGGCCACCAATTGGGCGGGCCTGCCGGAACCGGTGCGGCTCGGCATCCTCCGTCTGGCGGCACACATCCATGCGCACCGCGATGCCGCGGATGATATCGGCCCGCCTGCTGCGGTCGCCGCGCTGCTCCGCCCCTGGCGCAGGCTGCGTCTGGCATGAGCGGGGAATTTGCAGGCGCACTGCGTGAACGCGTGACCATCGAACAGCTCAACCCCGCGCGCGATGCGCTGGGCGGGCGGACGGGTGGCTATCTTTATGATGGCGCGGCCTGGGCAGCGATCACACCGCTTATGCCCGCTGATCTCGCCGCTGCAGAGGCGCTCTCCGCGCTGCCGCGCTGGTCGGTCACGCTGCGCAAACGGGAAGGGATTGGCCCCGGCACACGGCTGGTCTGGCGCGGTCGATATTTGCGCGTGCGCGGCGTCGTGAGTGACCCGCAAACGCCCGCCCAAATGGTGCTCAGCTGTGAGGAGGTCCGCTGATGTTGGAACGGATCATCGGGACGGCGCAGGCGAGTGCCGCGCAAAGGTGCAACGCACAGATTGAACGTCTGGCGCAGCTCACGCCCCCACCGGGCATCACGATTGCCCGCACTGAGGAGGGCGTTGTCCTTTCGGGCAAGCACTTGCGCCGCCGCCTCATCACCGACCCTGCGCTGCGGAGTTTCGGGCGATGAGCGCGGTGACTGACCTGCAACAGGCCGTCGTCGCGCATCTGTCGGCCGACCCGGCCTTGGCTGACCTGACGGGCGTTTATGACGGGCCACCGCCGCGCGCCGCCTTTCCTTATGCCGCCATCGGCGATGGGCTGGTGAGCGACTGGAGCACCAAGACCGAACAGGGTCGGGAGATCCGCTTGGCCGTGACTTTGTGGGATGACGGGGAGGCGCCCGCGCGGTTGCATCGCCTGACCGGCTCGGTCGAAGCAGCGATGGTGACTCTGCCCCGCACGCTCGCGGACGGCCGGATCATCAGCCTCGTCTTCCTCCGCACCCTCATCGCGCGGGACGCGGCAGGCCCTTGGGCGGGCCTTGTCGAACACCGCATCCGCATCCTTCAAGACCAGGAGATTTGATATGCCAGCAGAAAAGGGCAGCGCCTTCCTTTTGAAAGTCGGTGATGGCGCGTCGCCGCCTGTTTATCAGACGGTGGCGGGCCTCAGGACCACGCAACTCAGCATCAATGGCGAGGCGGTGGTCATCACGCACAAGGGGTCGGGCGGCTGGCGCGAGCTGCTGTCAGGCGCGGGTGTCCGTTCGGTTTCGGTCTCAGGTGCAGGCATCTTTACAGGTTCCGTTGCCGAGACACGCACAAAGACCAATGCCCTGTCGGGTGTGCTCGATGACTATGAGCTCAGCTTTGAAAGCGGCGAACGGCTGCGGGGTAAATTCCTCGTCGCGCGGCTTGACTATGCGGGCGATTTCAACGGGGAGCGCAACTACACGCTCGCGCTCGAAAGCTCCGGTCCGGTGACGAGCCTGTGAGCAGCGCCAATCCGGTGCGCGGCGAGGCGGAGGTCGCGGGTCATGTCCTGCGCCCGACCTTCACCGCTTTGGTCGCCGCTGAAGCCGAGCTTGGCCCGCTCTTCGCGCTCGTCGAGCGTGCGGCGGACGGGCGGCTGGCTCTGTCTGAAATGGTCGCTTTGTTCTGGCATTGCCGGGTGCAGGACGATCTGCGGCGCGAGGCCTTTGCCGATGCGGTCGTGCGCGGTGGTCTGGCGGCCGCGACGCCTGCGCTGCGCATCCTGCTTGGCCAGATCCTGCAAGGGCGATGAGCTTTGCCGATGCTGCCGGACGCCTGGCCGGACTGGCGGGCGTCCTGCTCGGCTGGCCGCCCGCCATGTTCTGGGCCGCGACACCGGCGGAGCTCGCCGCAGTGCTGAAG